AGCCACTGTTTGAGGTGGTGTCATCAAGGAACATCATTACGCCATCACCGCTGGACGTTGATGTTCTCTGCAAGTAAATAGCTGAGTTGGCTTGACCGTCACTGCCCAGACTTAACTTGGTTGAGCCGCCCGCCGTGTTGATAACCCCTGCTGTGATGGTTCCAAGATCAGCAGTAATAGCGGACAGCTCGCTTACACTCAATTCTGTAGCAGAAACAGCGCCAGCCGCTATTTGACCGGCTGTAATTGTGTTTGAAGCTATCTTTGCTGCTGTTACCGCGTTAGCGTTTAGTTTGGCAGTTGTTACGGCACTATCAGTTATTTGAGTGCTGACTATTTGACCGCCAAGCTCATCAAAATTGGCTGCTACGATTTCATAAGCTGACCCACTCCAGCGATACAGCTTGTTATTTGTAGTGTTATAAATTGTTTCCGTGGTCAATGATGCCGGCACTGACGTAACTAATGATACAGGCTCAATAGTTGAGGCGAACTTAGCTGTGGTTATCTCTCCATCTTCAATGTCACCACTCTGCGCCTTGCGCATAGTAGCGCTGACTTGGCCAGCAAATGATGACTCTGTCCCGTAAACGTTTTGACAACTTAGCTTGAAGTAATAAACGGTGTCATATGACAACCCCGAAGCCGTTCCTACAGTGTGCTTTCTTGTTTGATTTGCGCCTACAGCTACCGTGGTCAAAAGGTTGCTGCTGCTGGGCGTGAAGCCGTTGCTGGTTGAGTAGTAAATGTTTACTTGAGTTGTGCTTTCTATTTGCGGGGTGCTAAACGTAAAAGTGATTTCATTGAAGCCTCCCGTGGCCGTTACGCCTGTGGGCGCACCAATAGTGTCCGGTTCCGCTATGGTTATCTGCACCATTGTGGCCCAATCAGAGATAACATTGTCAAAACTGAAGTGCCTTATGCGGACATAGTATATGTCTCCTACAACCCCTCCAGTGAAAACGGCCTTGGAAATGCCTTTGCCCGCTGACTGTATGGTGCGATAGTCAGAGTCTGACTGTGTTGATAGGCGATATTGAATCTCTGTGCCTTGCACCGCGTCACTGGCATTATTTGTCCAATCAAGCCTTACGCTGATCTTGGCGTTTGGCCCTTCTTGCTCAGACAGTTGGGTGAGGGTAAGCCCTGACGGAGCGGCAATGGCCATGCTGCCGCCATCTGGATTCTCACCGTCAGCAGCGGTCGTTTGATAATTAGCAACACCATAGTCATAAACGGTGGTGTCTATTTCCTGCAACGTTAGGCGTGTGGCTGTAAATATCTCCCCTTCAGTCTCCAAGAACTCCATGTTGGTAGACAAAACCTCAAAGGTTTTATTTGTATACCCCATGCGAGAATTCGTTAGCCGCACCCAATCATTGGGCTGCAACTTCAAGTATTCCAAAGTGGTTAATAGGCTTACTGTGGTCGTCTGGCGCTGCCGTTTCAGGACTATTTCTTGTAGTCGCTGCGCCGTAGTGACGGTGGACGTAAACGGTAGCTGTAGCTCCAGTATCCGCTTGTAATTTGCGCTTTGCTCACCTGTGGGCGTGTCAGCGGCGAGGAAGGTTGCATCCTCATAAACGGGAGCCTCCATGCCCTCATATTTTTTGCTGGAATCCACATATATAGATTTGACTACGTTGTAAAGCTCGCCACTTCCGGCTCTTGTGGATATTTGTACTGTTCCGAGTATGTCCTCATCAGTAATGGTCAATGACGGTGTTTGATCGCCGCCAACGAACATATTGAATTTGCCATTTGTATAGGTCAAAGAGCCGGCGCATGATGACAGCACCGCCTCTAAAACCCCATCACCTGAGGCTGATGCGTTAGTAAATCCGTTGGTTGTATATCGCTTTTCAGTTGCCGCTGCGGATGTATTTATTTGGCCACCCATACCTGAATGATTGGTGCAATAGTAGTAAAGAGTTGGCGCACCAACCGCCACCGTTATCTGCGTGTACGCCCCTGAGCTTCCTGCCGTTCCTACGGTGGTAACGTTTGTGGTGTACTCTGAACCTCCACCATGAGTGCCGTCTGATGTGGTAGAGAACCTCAGTGGATGCCCTGAGTTACTGCTGGCAGATTGATCAAAGCGATAGGTATTACCTTCTTTTAAGGTCAATGTTGGTGTTAAGGAGGTTGGAGGCGTTAAAAAGTATTTATTGCCTCCAGAATTTACAACACTAACCGCATAGGTTGTAAGCTCAGTGGTGTCAGGGATGTTAAGGTCATCATCACAAGTCTGAGCAGCCTCATAAAAACTCGCCGCAGTGCCGCTTGCCCCGTCATTTATTTCGCTGGCTGTGCAGCCCAATCCGTAAACAGTGTCAGTTAGATAGTCTCTAACTACAAGCGCAGGGTTGTTAGAGTATGCCGTTGATCCTGTTCTGGGGTCATAGAGCTTCTTGCCTTCAACCTCAAACCACAACGCCGGCATTTGGTTGTTTTTCTCAGGGTCATAGATAAGCTGCATATAGATATATGCCATGCCCCGAAATGTGGCTGTGGATGGGTACTGATTAGGTAGTGTTGCGTTTGCAAACCCGTCAACTGCTGTCTGGCTTCCATCATGGAACGTGTAACGTATTAGCCTACCGCCAGAAAATGCGTTGTCATTTTGCGTGTTGGTGAAGTTAGCGTTGGTTGCTGTATAAACCGTTTCCCCGTTTACGGTTGAGGTGGTCGTTGTTAGCAATTCATCGTTTATATAAACAGCCGTCAACGAGTTTATTTCATGCCCTGCTATGACTGCTGCAATATGCAGCGTGTTGTTTTCCGTGCCGGTAGTGGTCATGCGAACAATGACGCCGCCCACCCTGCACTTACCGTAAATTATTTGCCTAGGTACTTGTGCGCCTCTGCCGGTCAGTTTTTGGCCAAAGTTAGCTCTTGAGGCTTCAATGCCCTTTGTGGTGAGCATGGCTATCGTTCCAGCAACCAAGGTGCTAACGCCTGCCACTATCGCGTATTGCATGGCAACCGAAAGACTAGCGCCTGTACTGCCTGCTGCGAACAGCGGCCCCAGCTTGACCCCAGCCATACCTAGCGTTTTGATGGTTATAAATACAACCACCGCCGCTATAAGTGCTGATTTTATCTGCTTTGGCATTTACTTATGTCTCACGCTCTGTACGCCTTGGCTATCATCTTCACGTTGCTTCTGGCAACTCCGTTATCAGATGGAGAAGCTATCGCATAGCCATCATATATTCCAACTGCCAACGCCCCCTCAACGTAATGAAGAACCAAGTCCCCCTTCTGGGGTGCGCACATAACAACCTCCGTCATGCCCGCCGCTTTCGCCGCTCTACCCACTGCGCGACCGAGGCAACCATGACCATATCTCAATATCGCTTTTCTTGCCGTTTTTTCGTCATCCCACTTAAGATCATCAGGTATAACCCTTTCACCATATATGGACTGCATCGCCTCATCAGCAAATATGCAGCAGTCCCATTTTCCCCACTCAAACGGTATCTTTTTAGCTCTAGTGAGGAATTTGTGCAGTTCACACTGCCAATCATCACGTTTTTTCAAAATGGGAACTGATCTATATCTAGGTAATCCTTCTGCCTAGGGTCAAATTTGTCTGGGCTCATGCCTTTTCTACCCCAAAACACTTGCATCTGTGACACCTTGGCAACTTGGTCAAGAGAAGTGTCACCAGCGTATAGGTACTGCTGAGACTCATTGGTATACCTATAGTTAGACGGCTTGCGCAAATCAATAAGTCTGTTTTCAGTTTGCAGGGTTATTGTCGCGCCGTTTACATCGTCTGCAATTTCAATTTGAATCATGCGGCCCTTGTATACGGTCATGTAGCTGTCTACATGGTCAGTGCCTCCGCTACAGAACGCCAAAAACATAGTGATGGGTCTGTTTTGGTAATTCTCTGTAAGCGCATATCCAAGCACCTCAGCGTTCATGCCTGACAGCTGAAACGTAACGCCTGCGCTTTTTAGCTCTTTACTATCCTCAATATCAGATATTGCAAGGAGAGTTCCTGCGCCTTCATAGGTTTCACCAGCAATTACCAAGTTACCGCCGCCTGTATGCAGCAATACATCGTCCGTATCAAACTCTGCTTTTATGGCGAACTTTATTTCTTGATAATCTTGGGTAAGCCTAAGCGCTGCTTTTGTGTCTATGCCGGCTCTTGTTGCCATTAGATAACCTCAGCAAATCCAAGCGTAATACCGTACAGACTCAAATGATTAGCGCTCCAGCCTGTGAGGTTGTCAGTGAGCCTAAATCGCGATTGATTATACGCGCTGCTAAACCCAACAAAGTGCGTGTCAGTTAGGTCAGATCGCAGCTTTGGCTGTATAGGCACTGAATAGTGGTCAGGGCTACCAGATTGCGTTGTAGGCGATGCATCAGCGGTTGCCATAACCAACTGCACCCTCGGAGATAATGCGCTTGCACCGCTGTACAAGGACAGGTAATCACCCTTTTTGATAGTGCCTGTGGCTGTATTGCTAGATGCTGCCAGAGACAGAGCTTCTGATCCCTTGATGTTTTGCCGCACTTTGCAGCTTGCGGTATTGGCCTCTTGAGCTAGGGTTGAGTCTACGGCCACAACCGTATCTGATGTTTTGGTTGTTATCTTATGAGTTCCGTTGTTTAGCTCATTATCAGCACCGGACACCGTAAAAAAGTCTCCAGCCACTAAGCCATCAAATATCGCCGTGCCAGCCGTAATCGTGCTGCCGCTGGCAGCGAAAGATAGCGTTACAGAGTTTACGTTTGACCCGCTATCCATGCGTATTTCACCCGCTAGATAGTTGCCATCATATGTGCCTCTTGGGGTTTTACCGTCTGGGTCAATGAAGTTGAAAACGTTTTTAACGCCCACGCATTCCAGCAAGAACACTTGCCACTCTATGGCCTGCTCTCTAGTCATTGGCGGCAGCGTAACATCACCTTCCCATGATACGCGGTCAAACTCTTGGGTTCGCTGCTTGCCCGTATATGGTGATGCCGTCATGCCCACTGCCCGCTGCAACCTAAAGTTGGAGGCAATAAACCACGGGGTTGTTGGCATGGTTACAAGTTTATCTGAACTCATTGACTCAACAGCCCCTTCCTGTATGACCCGCCACGCCTAGTGGCCTCAAGAACGCCCAGCTTTGTTATATCCGCTATGCGCGGCATCATGCGCTCCACTTCTGACCTAACCGTTCCAACCACACCCGCGGACAGGTTTATGGTTTGATTTACTACTATCCCGCCATCACCGCCCATCATTCTGCGTGTGTCAGCACCGTTTCTTATTGTGCCACCCGTGTTTGGCATAAACAGCTCTGGCCCGCGCTCACCCACGAGGTATGGCTGGCCCCTGCTTATATTTCCCCCGCCGGCTTTACCCCCGATTGAAATTGTTGGTAGAGGGGTGAATCCTGAGAAGTTGCCAAATATAGCGTTGAGTATTCTGTTTACAATCGTCAACTGCAAAAAGGTTGTAATAATTTGACCAACTAGATTTTTTGCAAAGTCGTTAAAGGCAGACAACGCGCTCTGTCCCGCCATCAAAGCATTTACAAAATCACCAGTAAACTGCTGCACTGCCTCGGCTATTATGGGAGCCATTACCTCTTTGAACGTTCCGGCTGTAGCCTCAAGCTCATCTCGTAGCTCATTAAGATGGTCTTTAACGCGCTGTATTTCCTCAGGAGTAAGCCCGCCCAGAGCGCCTTCCTGTCCCTCTTGACCCGCTTCAACTACTCTTAGCTGCTCAAATAACTTATCTAACTCCTCAGCCGGCGTGATGGTATCTTCAAGCGCTTTTCTAATAGCAGTTAATGCGTCTATTTGCTCAAGCGACAGCGTCTTATTTCCCTCTGGTATTGCGATTTGCATAGGATCAGGGAAATCCGCTTCAAACTCCCTAACGTTGGCTATGAATGCTCGCAGCTCTGCAATTTGTCTTTCTGCCCTAATGAGGTTAGCGTTTACACTTCGGCCTTGGCCACGAGCGTTGGCAGAACTAATAGCTTCAAGTTCCGCTATTTGCTCTCTGGCATCATTGACTACTTTTTCTATTTCTTCTCTGGCTCTGTCATACATTCCTGACCCAGCCAGAGTAACGATGGATTCTGGGACCGGAGGCCCATTAAATAGCTCATCAAGAAATTGCCGAAACTTATTTACCATGCTGGTAATAAAGTCCACGGTATTTTTCAAATAAGTATTGATACCTGATTCATAAAGCGCAGCAGCAAGCTGCTTGAACGCGATCTGCATATTGCTGACTTTTACGCCCAAGGTATCCATCTGTTGAGACATTAGGCCGCCGAAGTTTTCTTGCAGACCCTCACCAAGTGCTTCCATTATTTTGTTAGCACCTTCAGCGGTAGAGCCAAACTCAGTAAGCTCAAGTCTGGTCTTGCCTATCCTGTCTTCAAGCATTTGAAATACAGGGATGCCTCTATCAGCCAGCTGGTTCAAGTCTTCAAGACCCAATGCGCCTTGCGTAGACCTGCCCAGCATCCTTACTAAGGAGTTAAATGAATCTAGAGGGGTAAGCGTTGCACTGGCGGCATCACCAAATGCCGTCATCAAATCAATGTTAGGTTCAATGCCCTGAGCTTTTAAGGTGATAAACGCTTTGGTGACGTCTTCAAGCTGGAAGGGGGTTGTTTGCGCAAACTCATTTATGCGGTTAAGCGCCGCATCAGCTTGACCCCCGTATAGTGTGCCTAAGCTAATTCTCAGCTGCTCAAATGAGTCGCCAATCATTGCTACATTTTTGACGGTTTGGAAAGAAGCATAGGCCGCAATCAACTGCGGTAGCCTCTTAAATGATCCAGCAAGACGCCTAGAGCTTTTTTCTGTGCTGTTTATCTGCTTCTTTACGTTATTGAGACCGGCTGTGACGTTTTTAAGGTCAGCTTTGATCTCAACAATTAGTTCGTCAACTGTAGTAGCCATTAGTCTGGGTGTAACTCCATAAGCTCTTCAAGCTCATTCTTAGTCAAAGG